ATTACATCGTCGTTAGTTACGGTTGCAGCGGCTGTGCTGCCCCATCCCCTCGTAACCGTAAGGGTGTTTGCAGATACATCGGATACAAGCATTTGTTCGCCTGTATTGCAGTTCTTGATAACATCGCCAACTTTAAAGTAGCTTCCGTTATCAACAACGATAGAAGTATCACCAGCCGTATAACCAGTGGAGTAATTAACTGCATCCCAGCGGGGAGCCAGTTCATCTTCCATCCAGTTATATTTTGGGTTAATTGCTGTTTTCTTCTTACCGTCTATTCTTTTCATAAGGACAGTAAGAGGAGCAGCATTTGGTTCAAGGAGAGCAATCTCATTTGACATATCAACCACGCGCTTGGCGGCCAATATGTTATTTGTGTTCCTTGCGCCTGTAATCATTGTCGGCATTTCTTTGTTGTTAAACTAATTAGAATATGCCCGTTCTTCCTCCGGCTTTAATGATTGATTCCTTTAGTGCCTTATCTTCATCAGATTCAGCAAAAGGAGCATTGCCTTCGGATTTTCCATTGAAAGCGCCCTTGGATAAAAACTCTTGCTTAGTGGCTTCTCGTCCTTTGCTTTCCCATTGTCCAAAGTATTCTCTGACACTTCGTGCAACGTCCATAGCGTCAACGCCTGGGTTTTGTTGCATCTTGGAAATAACAAAGTCTCTGAAAAGTCTGTCAGTCTTCATCTCTGGATATGTTTCCTTTAATTCAGACAACTTTCTTTCCGCCTCTAAGCGTGCATCAAATTTTGCTTCGATGGCTTTTTCCCTTTCAGACATCTTCGATTCAATGTACTTGTTGTACTCCTCGACTGTCTGAAATTCTGTAGGGTCAACCTCTTGGGCTTGAGGCTGTATTAGACTTTCAAGGTATGGAGATATAGCCTCCCAATTACTTTTAAGCTCTTGGTACTTGCTATTTACTTCCTGAAACCTTTCATAAGGAATGGTTTTAGGAGTACTCCCTTCGCCATTTCCTTCAGGTGTTTGTGACGGGTTCTCTCCCGATTCTGAACTTCCTGGCTGCTCTGTTGATTGGGTTTGCGACTCCCAAGGAGTGGCTTCTCCTCCACCTTGCGGTGTTACGCCTAGTTCTTCTGACATGCGTTTTAGACGGTTTTTAACGCGGTTACCTTCCGCGAAAAAAACGCATTATATTAATTAACCTTTTTAGGTACGAACAAACTAATAATTATCAATAGAATCAACAGTTTCATCTATTAAGAGACCATAACCGCAGATTTTGCAGGTATAAGCCACTAATCCGTTCTCCTGCTTTCCTTCTGAAATAAACTGATGCTTATGTCCTGAAGCTCTTTGGATGGTTTTAACTTGGGTTATCTCATTTATTGGCTCTTGCTCCATATATGTATTTATTAGCTTTTAATTCTTTACCCTCTTCAAAAACTGGCTCTTTTTCTTTTTTCATTATCTTGAGCATTTCCTGATTAACCTCTGTTAGTTTATCTGACTTTTGAGGCTGGTTAATGGTGATGTTGATATTTGTTCCAACCCCCAAGAGTTTTTTAATCATGTCCAGTATAAGACCGCTATTCTGTATCTTCGGGAGTAGTTCCTTTTTTGATAATTGCATCTCTTTTATCAATTAGCTTATTTAAGTATTTAGGCAGGCTATTTAATGCTCTGTGTTCGCCTACATAATCCCAATATTTCTCTTGCCAAGTCTTACCCCCTTCTTCGGGCAAATCATCTCTCAAACCGCGTGATAGTACTTTCTCAATAGCCTTAGTGCCTTCGTCTATGAATTCCTCTATCAGCTTGTACTCTGGGCTTTTAATGAGGTCTTTGGCAAGTTTTGCTTTCTCAAATAGTTCTTTTTCTTCCATTAGTCTATGGGCGGTAGCATTTCGCCAGTATTAGATTGATTAAAACTTTGGGGATTAGGATTAAGCGTTGATTCATCATCTATACTTGGAAGCATTTCTCCCTCTCCATAGTTTGTCTGGCGCTCGCCCAATTCCATTACTGGGAGCTGTTCTCCTAAGTCGGTTGATACAGGCTCTTCAATTAGCCATATTTCCCGCCAGTCTTTGACATTGAATTTCTCTGAAAGCTTTTCAGCAAGTTTGTCATAGTCTAGTAATGGCTTAACTGGATTAACTGGAAGAGGTTGTCCTGTCTTTTGGTCTACTTGTGGGGTAGGGTTAGCCGCCATCATGGCGTTCTGTTTCATCTGTGCAAGGTTTATAATCTCTTTCTGATAAGCAATGTATTCTTCTTTGGCTCTAGTTTTGTCTGTATGGGTAGTAGAGCCTGATTCAACAAAATAATTGTATTCTCCTTGAAATTCTTCTGGGGCAATCTCTACTGGCTCTCCTCCCTGCATAACAATCATTGTTTCTCTTTGATGAATGGATGCAAGGCGTTGCCACTTCTCCGCTACTTCCTTGATAAACATAACTTCAAAGTTTTGAAGCTTTACCTGTACGCGTGCGTCTGCTGCGCTCTGTAGGAGTTCAAGGGCTCGTCCTGATTTTTGGGTTTCAAGGCTTCCTGTATTGCCCTTAGAAGCGTCTGTAATCGCTAGGGCGCTCTGTATGTCCTGTTTATATGTTAATTCCTCTTGGAAAGCATTGCCTGTAATGTCTTGCTTAATAAGTGGCTTGATTTCATTAATCTCGGCAACATGGATAATTCCTCCGAGGTCATCAACCAATTCATCATCATCAACTTCAGCTTTATCTCCTACCAGCCATTGGTTCTTGAGATTCTGGGCTACTGCATCACGCCTTTGATTCTGAACTAGATTAAGTCCATGTTGAAGTCTCTCAACTGGCTCAATCTCTCCCATGCCAAGCACTTCTGAAGGGACAATAGTATCAACCACCAAGCCAAATGACCTTTCAAAAGGATTGGTGTTGTACGCGTCCTGGACTATGTATTTTCTGCCCAAAATATATTGGACTTTGCCTGTCTCGTAGTCTTCAAAATATATGCACTCTACCTTTGAAATATTGTTGTCTTGCAAGTTTCCTTCATTGACATTCAGCTTGTTCTTCCTGTATTGGTTGTTGTCCTTTTCAGAGATTGATTCAAACTTGTCCAAGGCTTCTTTTAGTTTCTTTTTGTCAAAAGCGTTTCCTGATATGTTTTTGCTATCAAGCCAGTCATTTATATCAGCTTTAGTTACATAGTATTTTTCCCAAGCATAACGCACATTCTCCCAACTATCAGCTTCTGGGTCAAAACCGCACATGCCATCTTCAAGCCTGTTGATTCTCACTGTTGGGCGGTCATCAACTATTTGCTTCTGTCCTGCTATAAATCCAGTTCTAAACTTCCAAAGAACCCTGAACATGGCTGAACCGTACATTAAGCATTTTTTAAAAGCTTGTTGCCCTTTAATCGTAGCTCTGTCCAATCTCCACCATTCATCAAAAGCAAGCCCAAGCTTTTCAGGGTCTCCCTGTGATTCAGGATTAGCTGGTACATACTCACCGTCTGGCTTTTGGTTTACTGACTTTGAGGTATGGGTTTCAATAGCTGAATAGACATAAGGATTGAATACCTTGGTCTTTGTGGCCCACTTGTCATCATCAATATATGAGCGATATAGCTTATAGTATCTTTCCCAATTATCCTGATAATTCTTTAGGAATGATTCTGATGATTGTATCTTTTCAATTATTGAGGTTAGTTTCTTTGTCTCCTCAGTTTCTTTCTTAGCCATTATATTCCAATTAATGATTTAGGCCTGTATATTCTCTTTTTAACCCTCCTTGTTATTTCTGGGTCTAAAAATGTCATCATAAGAGCGTCATAGTGGTCTGGACTTTTGATTCCTTCTTTCTTCATTTCAAGCTTTCCCATTATCTTCATTTTACCGCTTAGTTCTTTTCTGTAGCGGATTGTAAGGATTTCATCCCATCCTTTGTGGTCTACCAGCTCTCCGCCTTTTCTGAACCATTGCTTTACTCTCCATGAGGCTTCTGCGCGCCTATTGAGGAACATTTCTTCATCACTGGGCTTATCTCCCACGTTGATTGCTTTTACTCTGATTCCCGCAAGTGCCAGTTCTTGAGCTACATTAGCGCCTGCGCCAAAATTATCTATATATGTATGCTCTCCTTTGACCTGATAATGTTGCATTAAGGTCATTGTCTTTTGGGCTATACTTGAGGCGTTTGATACCTTCTCTACTGCAACAATCTTTGCTTTAAAATTATCTCTGATAACCCAGACAGTCTTATCATCTCCTTCTCCTGATGGGTCTATTCCAAGTCTTCTCTCTCCTATAAATTCTTCCGTATCTGAAATCTTAATGTCGTTTTCAGAAAATAGGGCGATATACCCCTTATCGTCCATTGTATCTTCACGTGGGAATTCTCCCAGAACACGGATTTTGTATTCATCACTGTCTTCACCATGCTTTGAGATGATTCTTGAAACGTATTCTTTGTCTACTATGGGCGAATCTATTGAACTGAATCCGAGCGTCTGCCAGCTTTCTTTGTCCTTGTGGTGCGAATCATAGAAATATCCGATTAAGCGGGTAGGGTTGGATATAAGGATTACAAGGACATTATCTCCCGTTAAAGCTCCTTCAGCAGTGTTGAATATTTCTTCAGGTACTCCAGAGGCTTCGTCCACGATATACATAACGAAGTCGCCATGCACACCAGCTAAAGCTTCAGGATTTTCTTTTCTAGCTGTCTTAGCTCTTGCAAACCAAGTTTCGGGTGATTCTGTGATTCTGATGTAGCCATTAGTCCATTCATATTTCTCTCTAACAGGCTGTGGCATTAAGTTTAGCCACTTGGCTACTTCCTTCCAGAGGATGTCGTGTATCTGGTCGGATGTTGGAGCCGTGCAAGGTACTTGAGCGTCTTTATAACAGAACAGATACCAGAGAATGAGCATGGCAAGGGTTGCTGATTTGCCTATGCCGTGTCCAGAACGGACGGAGATTCTTTTCTTTCCTCCTTTTAAAGCTTCCTCTACTGCCAATAAAATATCATGCTGTTGCCAAGTTAGATGCTTTCCCTTGATGTATTTTGAATTATCTCTTTCGGGAACCATGCCCCACATCATTTCTATAAAGAACAATGGGGACTTCTGCATTTTCTTATAGATTTCTACGTCATTCATTACTCCTTTGATTTTGAGAATAAATCAGTGAGCGAAATTGTTCC